CTTTCAACTCGGCGTCTCTCGGTAGAAGAGGCCAGAAGTTTTAACCTAGGTGTAGTAGCAGACCCATTACCAGGGCATGAGGCTTATAGAAATAGGTTAGCAATTCCTTACATCACACCGTCAGGTGTGGTTGATATAAGATTTAGAACTACTAACAACAACGAAGACCCTAAGTATATGGGTGTACCTGGGGCTAAGACTACAATGTTCAACGCACAAGTAGTACTAACAGCAGGTAGTTATGTATGTGTAACTGAAGGTGAGTTAGACACAGTAGTACTATCAGTTAAGACAGGACATCCATCAGTTGGTATACCTGGAGTTAACAATTGGAGACCATACTATGCAAAAATACTGGATGATTTTGAAACAGTAATTGTATTAGCAGATGGTGATAACGCAGGGTTAGAGTTTGGTAAAAGACTAAGCAGAGAACTACATAATGTTAATCTATTACAAATGCCAGAAGGACACGATGTTAACAGTATCATTGTGCAAGAGGGAAAGGAATGGATAGATGAGCGAATTAGAAAATGCTTGGGGCAGTGATGAAGAGTTCTGGGATTTTGTAGAAGAAAATAAAAAATTAGTTGGGCTATCTATATCAGATGGTCAAGGGCTAGATATATTAAATGCATTACGAGATATATATTTAGTTATAAAAGAAGAACCAGATAGTGCTATGCGTATGCTTACCCTACTGGCTACAGTTATATATGCCAGCAGCATAGGCGAGGGTAAGCAATTCACAGATGAGATTCAGATAGTCTCAGCAATGGAACAGTTTGATACCAGTATGAAGGAGATATTAGATGAAGAATCCAAATGATGTTGATGTAATACTAAATGAACTGCGTAGTATTATGATGAGAAAGCAAGAAGATTATGGACCATTGAATATAGCCCTTGCTCCTGGCGGTGCTATGAATGGGCTGCGTGTGAGGATGTATGACAAACTGGCTAGGCTGAATAACCTTGCGGATAAGGACGCCACGCCCAACTTTGAATCTATAGAAGATACCCTGATAGACCTAGCAAACTATGCCATAATAGGACTATTGGTACAAAGAGGACAGTGGGAAGGCACAGATTAGTGTGGAAAATTAGGTCTCCGTTTTATCGTATAGTTAATCCTAAGACAAGTACACTTGTAGTTTGTTATGATTGTTCAAAATCTTTTGAATGTAATGTAACTAATATAAGAGTTTATAATTATTGTATAAGTTGTAGGTAAATGAACAACGAAGCATGGGTACAAGAGTATGATTTACTTGTATCTTCGCTTGCCCAAGAGTACTCCAGAAAATATTCTATAGTTGAAACTGCAGATATAAAACAGATTCTATGGATGTGGTTTGTTACCCATCCAAATAAATATACAGAGTGGTCCAAGTTACCATCTAAAGATAAAGAAAAACTAATTGCAAAGTCATTGCGTAATGCTGCCCTAAAATATTGTGAGCAGGAAAAGGCTCGTAAGTTTGGTTACGATATGGTTGACCTTTACTACTACGACCCATCAGTTATTGAAGCATTTCTCCCATCTATTTTGGCAGATACTTATGAGATACCTAGTAAAATATTAGACCTTAACTTTAAGTTTGGTAAATCAGGAGAAGTCACAGATGGAAACAACTGGCTAGTTCTTAGGTCAGATATAGAAAAGGCATTCAACAAGTTAGCAGAGGCTAAACAAAATATTTTAAGACTAAGATTTACAACGGATAACTATGAGTGGAATGAGTTAGCCAAAGAATTAAACACATCTGCTGACGGTGCACGCAAGAGAGTTGAACGTGCAATTAACTCTTTGATTAGAATCTTGGGTGGCTGGCATACCTTTAATGATACAGATAATTTGGTAGATAAAAACGAAGATGAAGAAGAACATGACACAAGAGCCTAAAGAAATAAAAGATTTATTCCAAAAGGATTATAGTAATTCTATGGACCTGCGTGGTAATCCTATAGGTGATGTATGTGTGTGTGGTTCAGAATTATTTACCGCAATAATAGCCTTTGAGGCTGGAGAAATAGCCTTCTACTTTTTAGATGGCGAATGTGTTAATTGTGGTTCACTTGTTACTTTACCTACACCTATAGATAACATAGGGATGGACTGCGATTAGTGCCGTACTATGATTTTGAATGCAAGAGTTGTGTTAAAGTAATAGAAACAAATGATTCCAATCCGCCTACTTGTACCTCTTGCGGAAGTATTATGATTCGTATATGGTCCTCCATACCAGTACACTTTAAGGGAAGTGGCTTCTACTCAACAGGAGGATAAGATTAAAAGACTACGTCATCTATTTTGTTTTAATTATATGTGGAAAGTAATAGACCCAAGTAAATCTTTATGGCATCTTAAGTGTACTAGGTGTGGTTATCAAGAGGTGATTAATCTTGATTGATTACCCAACATGGAAAGATATACCAGCATGCACTGGTATTGATGTAGAAATATTCTTTACTGAAGAGAAGGGTAACTATACTAACCTTGATTTTATTAAGAAAATGTGCAACACTTGCCCAGTACGAGTCGAGTGCTTTGACTATGCAGTAGAACATTTAGTACATGGAATATGGGCAGCAACCAACAAAGAAGAGAGGGATAGATATAGAAGGAAACATGGAATAGTTGGTAAAACAGTTGTTCCTGATTCTATATTTAAAAACATATAATATGATAGTTAATCTCAGCCAAGAAGAAGTTAGAGTATGTACTCTACTAGCAGTAGAGCGATGGCTTACTAAGTTTGGTTCAACAGATAGACCCAACTACGCACAGGGTAAAGCAGATGGTAAGTTAGAGCCAGAGATTAATGCAAACATAAGGGCTAATGTATGTGAGTGGGCGGTTGCAAAACAATATAACTTAGCCTGGAATACACCTTGGTATCCAAATGGATTACATACTAGGCGTCATCCTTTATCAGATGTTGGAAACAATATAGAGGTTAGGTCAGTTAGAACTCAGACAAGTATTCCATTCTGGGAAAAGGACAAGGGAAGAATTATAGTTGGGGCTAAGTGTTTAGATACAGAATACTATTCTTCAGTAGAAGTGTATGGTTATATTAAGCCAGAAGATTACATGAATGATGAGTACTATGATAGTTACATCAATGGCTGGCGGGTACCTTTAACTTTGTTTAAAGAGTACACAACTGGAGTTATCTAAGTAGAGGGGAACTGCTTAGAAAACAAGAAAAGCCCCCGCTTTCTAGTATCTCTACTAGGGCGGGGGTTATTCGTGTCTATAAAGGGCCTTTAAAGCCCGATTAGGGGTATTACTTTGAGCCTATACCGTATTCTCTTTCGGTCTTATCAGCCCATTTAGCCAATGGAGCAGCCAATGCGCCAATTAAGATTGCTTGTTCTGGAGCAAGGTCAGCAGCAAGGGCTAGTCCCATTGTTACCGCAGATGCTAGTACTGCCCGAACATAAGACTTAAATGCAGCCTTAGTCTGTGGGTTTTTTAGTTTAGCGATTAGGTTTTTCATTGTTTCTCCTATTTTTTTTTAGGTGGTACACCCATCCAACTGAACCAGTTAGAATCGTCTTTAGCGTATTGTGTTTTAATTGAAATATGTAAGTGTTTATTATGTGGGTTGCCACCTTTATAGGTATGCTCCCCTTTTTCTTTGCTCCAAATCTTACCTTTAAATATTAAATACTTAACTCTAATATCATTTTGTAACCTTTGGTAAATATCTTTGCAGTCTACCCCGTTGGCTGGGTCATCTGTTAAGTCAACTGCTAATCCAGTATTGTGGTCTGAGTTAGGACTCTGACTTAAATGAGCAGCAGATGGTAGTAGACCATCGCTTGCTTTCTTTCTCTTGGGCCAAAGCGCTGTCGCTTGGCGCAATACAGCAATTGCAGCAGGTGTGGCTCTCTTGACAACACTCATTGTCCCTCATTTCTTAAATGCTTGTATAACAAACTCTGTTAAAAATTCTACTTTTTCCTCTAACCTATTGACCTGGTCCTTAACACTTGAGCCTCCGTTGGGGCGAAGTTCTGACAAATAGTATTTAACTAAGTGTCTTACTCCAATTGCTACTGCTCCCACAAGGGATGTGAGTGCGACAGCAAGGGCTGCCCAGTCATTAGGTGTCATGTCATTATACCGTTCTAATAGTTATCTCAATTATCCCACCGAATCCATCAAACCTTCTGTCTGGTGGAGTCATGCGAGTAAATGAGATTTGCTCGATAATTACCTGGCGACTTTCGCCAGTAGTTAAATCCTGCCAAGTAACAACATCGCCATTTTCTTCTATGTTTTCTAGTACTTGTAACCTTTGTAGTGATGAACCTTCATAGCCAGATATTACATTGTATCTATCTGTTTCTAAATCAAAACAGTCTT